GTCAGTTCGGGCAACACGGTGCGAAGAACCGCAAGACGCAGAAGCCTACGGTCCCGCGTCCCCCGCGAGAAGCCGGCGAGATCCTCGCCATGCCGAAGTCGATGGCCGAGCCGTGGACGCCGCATGTGATGAAGGTCACCGGCCCAATCGGCATCCTGTCCGACGTGCATGTGCCGTATCACTCTGAGGTCGCGGTCGCTGCCGCCGTCGGTCACCTCAAAGAACAGGGCTTGTCTGGGCTACTTTTGAACGGCGATATAGCCGACTTCTACGCGATCAGCCGCTACATGAAAGACCCGGCGAAGCGTGACTTCAAGGGCGAGTTGGAAGCCGTCCGCGGGTTCCTCGGCTGGCTGCGGCAGGAGTTTCCCGGCATCCCGATCGTCTACAAGGCCGGCAACCATGAGGAGCGGTGGCAGCACTGGCTCTGGCAGCACGCATCCGAGATCAGCGACGACCGACGCATGAGCCTGACGGCGTGGCTCGACCTAGCCAAACTCGACATCGAACTCGTCGAGGACCAGCGTCCGGTCATGCTGGGGAAGTTGCCCGTGCTGCACGGCCATGAACTGCCGAAGGGGATGGCGGCTCCTGTCAACGTCGCTCGAGGTGCGTGGATGCGGACGCTATCGACGTGCCTGGTGGGCCATTCCCACCGCACGAGCAACCACGCCGAGTCGGACATGTGGCACAAGGAAACGGCGTGCTGGAGCACTGGATGCCTGTGCGACCTGCGGCCCGAATTTTCTGTCATCAATCGCTGGAACCACGGATTCGCCGTGGCGACCGTCCACAAGGGCGGGCAGTTCGACGTTCACAACTACCGCGTGATGCAAGACGGCACGGTCCGATCGGCTTGACCACGGGCATAGGCTGCGGACTCACCCCGAGGGACCAAGCATGACGACCACGACACTCGAAGAATCCAACGCCGCACTACGGGCAGCCGTCCGCGAGCGGCTCGACGCCACGCCAGCCGATGACCACAAGGTGGCGCCGCGGGCGACAGAACCTAGGCACATTGTCGCAAGTACCGAGGAAACGCAACACGACGAGTCGGACGTGCCCTACGTCGAGCACCTGCTCGGGCGGCAGCGTGGCGACTCGGTCCTGAGCGAGACCTACGCCGAGTGGGAGCCGGGCTTCCAGCCCGTCACTCCGGCAGAGCAGACGCTGCGGGACGCGATCGCCACGATCCGAGACCGGCACGGTAAGTACGGGCCGCCGGTCGAGCATTTCGGCCGCACGGCGTCGCTGGTGAACGCGGCGTTCGGCACGACGTTCACCGCGGCGGACTGGGCTCTCGTCATGGTCTTGGACAAGATCGCCCGCCAGCTGGGCACGGGCCAAGCCACCGACGACGCTGCAATCGATATCGCGGGGTACGCGGCCTGCCACCAGGAGTGCCGACGTGCCTGAGCCACTCGCCGACGCCTACCTAGCCCAGTGCGAGCAGGACGCCCGCCGGTTCAGCGGTGCGTACACCGGGACCAGCGGCACGCTCGCGGCCCATGTCATGCGGCTGCTGGCCGAGGTCCGCCGGCTGCAGGTGGCATCGGCTCAACAGGTCGAGCGGCCCTGCCTGTGCAAGATTCGCGGAGACTGACCGGGCGGCGGGTTGCAGGCGACGACGTGTCCTCCTCCACGTTGCCGCCTCCCCGCTTGCTCGGTCACGCTGCCGGTCTGCCCCCGTCCTTCGGCGGGCCTTCAAGGTCCAGCGGCGGCAGGAAGTCGAGCCCCCTGTGCGTCTCCGTGATCCGCGGATCGAGGTAGTGTCCACGGGTCATCGCCGGATCAGCGTGGCCGAGGTGGGCCGTGGCATCCCCCCCGGCAGCGGCGACGTAAGAGGCCGACGCCTTGCGGATCGCGTGGAACGCCCTGGAGGGCACGCCTGCCGCTTGGCAGAGCAAACGCATGCTGGCGTAGTGCGACAGCGGATGGCCCGTCCTGGGCCACACTAGGGCGTCTGGCGGGCCTCGCCGGGTTTCCAGTTCAGCGGCAAGGGCAGCGGTGATCGGGGCAACGAGATCACGCTCGCGGCCCTTGCGGGTCTCGGCGAGGAATACGAGCCGCCCCTGCGACGTGTCCACCTCGCGCCACCGCAGATCCAACAGGGCTCCAATCCGCTCGCCTGTCTGCCATGCGGACTGGAGGAGCGTGCTCCACCACCAAGCCGACGGCACGCCGGACATTGCCCCTCGGCGGGCTTTGGCGGCTCGGACCAGGCGGCTCATCTCGTCCAGCGTGTAGGCGGTCGGCGTCCTCCGCACCCGCTTCTGGCGTGGCAGTCCCGGCCATTCGCCGGGGTGCAACTTCTTTTTGCAGGCCCAGGTCCAGATCGCCAGCAACTGGCTGCGGTCCTTGGCCACGGTGTGCGGGCTGACCACGCGCCCCCGGCAGGGATTCGTGGCCCGCCACCGCAAGAACTTGGACACGGCCACGTCCTCCAGATCCGTGATCAGCGGCTCGCGGCCGAGGAACTCAGCGAACTTGTCGAGCGTGTGACCGTAGAGCGTCATCGACCGATCGGACAGATTCATGAGCAATCCGTACCGCTCGAGCAGTTCTCTCAGCGTCATCGGGCACCTCCTTCCTCCCTAGTGTACAGATGTTTAACGGAGCCCTCTCCGTTGAAACTTCCCCGCCAGTCGATCCTACGGAGGGTCGGCTGGCCGGGGCAAGTTGGGAGGATTGAAGGTGCCGACGGTTTGATTTGCACGGACAGAACGATACGATTGGAGACATGATCGCCATGGCCAGCCCTTTCGCCGACTACTTCACCGTCCGCCAGACCATGCGGGCCATTGATGCCCTTGCGCCCAGCACGGTGACGCGGCTCGTCTACGACGAGGATCGCCCAAGGCCAGAAGGCAAACGTCTGGCCGGCAAGCTGATCGAGGGACACGGCTGGATGATCCAGAAAAAGAGCGTGTCCAAGTACCTTGAAGAGCAGGCCGCCAAGCAGCCCGGCGTCGGCTACCCTCGGGGAAGAAGCCGCAAGGCAGACAAGGCCAAGGTCGTCGCCAAGGCCAAGCGGTCCCGCAAAGTCCCCCGAGCCTGACGGATTTTTTGGAAATCCGCATTTCCCCCGGTGTTTAGCCCTATTGCATATGCACCGGTCTGCCGATATCATGGGGGCATGCGAGCGAATGAGACTCGCAGGACGCCAACCGTGGGACGAACGATGAAGCACCTGCGAACGATCACCGACATGCAGCCTGGCGAGTGCCGCTGGGTCGGCCGGCAAGACCTGCACGTCTACTGCCACGGCAGCGAGGTAGGCGGCAAGTACCGCCCCGACGTGCGTGTCTACAAGCTCTGGACCATCGACAGCATCGGCAGCGTGTGGGACGCGGCCGGCTGGGCCACGGCGGCAGAAGTCGCCACCCTCGTCGCAAAGGAGACGGCAAATGACCGGTGACCTTCACGCACTCGCCACGCTCGGATGCCAGTTCGTGCAGCTGGCCAGCAACGGAAAGCGGCCCCTCGGCAACGCCTGGCACACGCTCGCCTCGAGCGTCGCAGACGTGATCGACGGGTGGCTGTCCGCCGGCAGCAACCTCGGGCTGCTGCTCGGCACTGGCAACATCATCGACGTGGAGTATGACGATGAGGTCGGCCGGCTGGCACTGGCCAGGATGGGCCTGCTGGACATCCGGACGCCGACCTGGGCCAGCGGCAGGGGCGAACACCGGCTGTTTAGGCTGGACGCTACGCTGCCGCTGATGGGCTGGAAGAAGGTTGGCGGGGCCGAGATCCGCATCGGCGGCAAGCCGGCCCAAAGCGTCCTGCCGCCCTCGATGCACCCAACAGGCTCGGCCTACCGCTGGCTGGTCAGCCCGTGCGACGTAGCACCGGCCTCGGTTTCGCTCCGCATGCTCGGGCTGGAGGGCTGACCATGCACCGGATTTCAAACCTCATGCCCGCACTCGTCCTTGTCCGCATTGGCCAAGAGCTCGGCACCGACTCGCCGGCTGCTCGAGCCGTTCACGACCTTCTGGAACTGCTGGCCAGCGTGGCCGGCGTACTTGCCCGTTGACGTATGCACCGATATCCGTATACATATGCACCGCACGCACGATATCCAAACTGGACTGCTTGACTCCGAACTGTTCGCCCGTACACTAACCCGCCACACGAAGGAGACCCCCACCATGGACCCGCATCACAACGAGTACGTCGCCGCCGTCGCTGCCATGCCCGAGCACACCGTCTCGGGCGGCACGACCCGGCTCATCGACGGCAAGCTGGTCACGACCTACGCAGTCGGCGACCGCATTCGGTGGATCGACAAGGGCCGCACGCTGGCCGGCGTCGTGGTCGAGGTGCTGACCGAGGACACCTACCACGTTCGGCGGCATGTCCCTGACCGCGGCAACGAGCACCACGCGGTGACGGCGGAGCAGATCGTCCCGTTCTGACCGCAGGAATTACGGCGAAAATTGCATAGGGGTTGATGCCCCCCCGACAGGGGTTAGGTTTCCCCCCTTCGGCAATCGGACTTCGGCATCCTATTAGGCGACGAACTTCACAGACGTACAGGACCACCGGACGGAGGATCTATTCGGTGGAAGGAGTGGGGCGGAGCCCCAGCAGCAAGGACGCAACGACACCCCGCCGAGCAGGACGCGGAGCGGGTTTTTCCAGAAAACCAACCCAGTTTTTCTTACGAAGGACATGACAGATGAGCACAGAAATCAGCACGCAACGGGCCGGCGGCTTGGCCCTGCAATCGTTCGACGACGCCTTCCGGTTTGCCAAGATGGTGAGCCAGTCGGACTTCGCGCCCAAGGACTTTAAGGGCAAGGCCGAGTCCTGCCTTCTCGCCATCCAGCACGGCAGTGAAGTCGGGCTGTCACCGATGCAGTCGCTCCAGTCGATCGCCGTCATCAACGGCAGGCCGACGATCTGGGGCGACGCCGCCCTGGCCCTGGTGCAGTCGAGCTCCCAGTGCCTCTACGTCCGCGAGTACACCGAGGGCGACGGCGACAACCTCACCGCCGTCTGTGAGGTCCAGCGGCGTGGCTACCCGCAGCCGACGGTCGCCAAGTTCTCCGTGGCCGACGCCAAGAAGGCGAGCCTGTGGGGCAAGTCGGGACCATGGTCCCAGTACCCGAGCCGCATGCTTGGGCTGAGAGCACGGGGCTTTGCCCTGCGGAATGCCTTCGCTGACGCCCTGCGTGGCCTTGTGACGGCCGAGGAGGCCCAGGACTACCAGACGCCGGCTGTGGGCGAGCCGACGCCCAGCGTGGTCAAGGTGACGGCAGCGTCCCCTGTCGTGCCCGAGGATCCGATGGGCAAGGCCAAGCTGGCGATCAGCAGGGCCACGACGTTCGACATGCTCGATGCCCACCGCAGCCTTGTGGACAAGCGGCACGGAGACGGCGTGTTCAGCGACGCTCAGAAGTCGGAACTGGTGGATCTGATCCACCGCCAGGCCGAGAGGCTGATCGGCGAGGACAAGGGCCAGGAGTTCGCCCACGAAGCCGCCGGGACCGAGGTGACCGCATGACACCGCAATCCGTCATCGACTACCTGCGGGGCGCCGGACAGCACGCCATGGCGGACACCGTCGCGCGACTGCGGGACGACGCTACGCGATTCCAACTGCGGGCAGAGGCGAACCTCCGAGACTACTACGAGTTGAGGGACAAGCACGAGCCGCGGGCACCGACGCCATCGTGCTGGAAAAACAACTGGACAGGGGACTGAGACACCGGCCCACCATGGCCGC